TCCGATATTCTCAATTATTTTTTTCTAGTTTCTCTATACTTTGTATCAAAGTCCTTTTCTTGTTTTCTATTGATTAATAAAACTATCCAATAGAATAAAGCAACAAGCAACAAGGACAACGAGGCAAAAGTTATAAAGTAATCATATAACTCATTTATTGTTTCAAGCATAAACTACCTTTGTTGTTTCCCTTTCCTCAAATGTTTCGACAATATCCATAATGGTATCATCGCACTTTGTTATAATAAAGGAAAGTATTTCACTTTCCTTTGTTGTTAGCCCTTGCTCAACAAATTGTTGAGCAAGGTTATCAGTTATATTTATTTCTGTTTCCATATTAATTACTGTTTGGATTCCAGATACAAAGTTTTAATTGACTTTCCAAACTTTTAACAAGTTCAGCTGGCTTTGAATCGTGTTTATCAAATCGTAAGCCAGTAAAGTTATCTATGTATCCTACTTTTTCATTGTTATAAAAAACATCGCCAGATTTTTTATCTGGAAAACTAAAACCAATTTGTTTTAGTTCTTTTTCGTGTTCTTTTGATACCCATAGTTCCATATTATTACTTTCGTTGTTATATTGTTTTACCTATTACTTCAAAATTATAGCCAAGTTTTTTTATTAACACTATTGTATTAACTCCTAATGTTTTAGTGTTAGCAATACTAGCAAACAATTTTGCCTTATCACAAACAGGATAAACTAAATCATTTCCATAAAGATTTTTAGTTTCTACTGTTAGTGTGTTTGTTTTCTTTTCCATATTGTTTCTTTCGTTGTTATGATTTCATCATAGATTATATAGGATATTAATGCAAGAACTATTTTACATTATATCAAAGATATTTGTATTATAATTCAATAGGATATTCTGTGATATATTTATCACTATTAAATACCTGTGGGCGGGGCCCACCCTTACCGATAATATATACATGTGGGCGGGGCCCACCAAGGACTCACCCCCCCCACCATAGAGGTCCCAATGGGTTTACGATTTACTTTTATTCTAAGGAGGGGGGAGAGGGTAAATCAATTAAAGGGGTCCCAGTCATACCCTTTAGTCTAAGATTTACATAGTTATAGTTAATAAATTCATTTTGGGTTCTAAATTACTTTTATTCTAAGTAGGGGGGAGGGGTAAAAAATATTTAAGGTACCATATAAGGGGACCCTATAGGTTATAAAATTACCTATGGATTTATACCCCCGGGGGTGTTAAAAACAATTTAGGTACCATAATTATATTATGCTTGATAAAGAAAATTTAAAAAAACTTAGAAATATAAATAATATTAAAGACCCTGAAGTTAGAAAAAGAGTTAAATTAAATTTTCTAATGTCTATTAAAAAGAATACAGACAAAAATATTCGTTCTGATTTTCTAACATTTGTAAAATATATTTGGCCAGATTTTATTGAAGGCTCCCACCACAAAACTATTGCAGATAAATTTAATAGATTAAGATCAGGAGAATTAAAAAGATTAATTATCAATATGCCACCAAGGCATACTAAATCAGAATTTGCTTCTTACTTTTTACCTGCATGGATGATTGGTAATGATCCTAAATTAAAAATTATTCAAGCAACTCACACAGCAGAACTTGCAGTTAGGTTTGGTCGTAAAACAAAAAACTTAATTGACTCAGCTGAATATAGAGAAATATTTAATACAAGATTACAAGAAGATTCAAAAGCCGCTGGTCGTTGGGAAACGGACAAAGGTGGTGAATACTTTGCTGTCGGTGTCCAAGGTGCGGTAACCGGTAGGGGTGCTGATCTACTCATCATTGATGATCCACATTCAGAACAAGATGCAAATTCTTCAACAGCTTTTGAGAAAGCATATGAATGGTATACATCAGGTCCACGTCAACGTCTTCAACCTGGTGGACGAATCGTTTTAGTTATGACGAGATGGAGTACAAAAGATTTAACTGCACAATTGCTCAAGGCTCAAGGAGCAGAAGATAAAGCTGATAAATGGGAAGTTGTAGAGTTTCCAGCAATCTTACCATCAGGTAAAGCAGTGTGGCCACAATATTGGAAGTTAGAAGATTTACTAGCAGTTAAAGCATCAGCAGGTGTTTCTAAGTGGAATGCTCAATACATGCAAAATCCAACTTCAGAAGAAGGAGCCATTATTAAACGTGAGTGGTGGAAAGATTGGGAAGAAGATTATGTGCCTGCAATTGAACATGTAATTCAATCTTATGATACTGCATTCTTAAAAAAAGAAACTGCGGATTATTCGGCGATCACAACATGGGGAGTATTTTACCCAGATCAAGACTCTGGTCCAAATTTAATATTGCTTGATTCAATTAAGAAGCGTGTAGAGTTCCCTGAACTAAGGCGCCTGGCTCACGAACAATATATGTATTGGAAACCTGAAACAGTTTTAGTTGAAGCTAAAGCATCGGGTCTTCCATTAACTTATGAGTTAAGACAAATGGGAATACCCGTTGTTAATTACACACCATCAAAAGGTAATGATAAACATGCTAGAGTTAATGCAGTTGCACCTCTATTTGAATCTGGAAAGATATGGGCACCAAAGGGTAAACAATTTGCACAGGAAGTTATTGAAGAATGTGCTGCCTTTCCACATGGAGATAATGACGATTTAGTAGATTCTATGACACAGGCATTAATGAGATTTAGACAAGGTGGGTTGATTTCTCATCCAGAAGACTATAAAGATGAGCCTACCACAAGGGTAAATAGAACATATTATTAATATGATTGAGAAGAAAATTAGTTACGAAATTAATATTGAAAAACCTAGTAAGACAAAACCTGTAAAACAAGGTGGAGTTTTTAATTATTTAGGAAAACAAAAAACAGTAAATGCTCCTCGTCATTGGAGATCATCACCTAAACATCCAATAGCACATCTTTCATATATTACAAAAGATGAACAAAAAATTTTAATAGATTTAAATTTATATGGTTCATTAAAAGGTAAACCTAACAAAGGTCCGTTTGGACTTCCATCATTACAAGGATCAGGTAGTGGATCGGGTGGAGACGGGGGATCGTCTGGTGGAGATTCAGGAGGAGATAGTGGTCAAGGAGATAGTGGTCCGGGAGGATCGGACGATGGATCTGGACACGGAGGACCAGGTCAAGGAGACAGTGGACCAGGGGGATCAGATGATGGAACAGGACATGGAGGACCAGGACCAGGACCTGGTGGAGCAGAAGGTGGATTTGGTATTGGACCAGATGCAGCGCAAGAAGCAGCACAAAGTGTAACGGCTGATGATGTATCTGCTCAAGCACAAGCAGATCAAGAAGATGCAGCAACAGCTGCGGCGGCTGCAGAAGCAGACACAGGAATTATGGGTGCTTTATCTAATATAGCAAACAGAGCAGTTCAAAATGTTGTATCTAATCCAGTTGCAACAATGGTTGGTTTAGCCTTTGGACCAGTTGCAGGTCTAGCTGCAAGAGGAATTAGTATGGCAGTTGATGCAGCTAACAGAGGAGTAACAGGACCAAGTGACGATACTCAAGAAGCAACATCAGTTCAAAGTGGTCCAGCACAAAGCCCAGGTGGAGGTGATGGTGGAATAACTACACTACCTCAGTATGCTCCATTATATAATCAAGCAACTGGAGATCCTTTATTAGATTCTTTAATAGCAAGATATAAAATGAATCCTGCTTCTTTTGGGATAACATGAAAAAATTAACAACAACTATACCACCTAAATCAGGTCCCAACCCACAGGGCTTGAATGTTACGTATAATAAGGTTAAGATAGTGAACTCGGAGAAATTAAATGGCAACTATAGACAAATCGCTTCCAAACGAAGTTATAAATAAAATTGAAATAGAAAATCCAGAAGCTTCTGCAGAAGAAATTGTAGAACTTCAAGAATCTATTCCAAGTACAGAAAATACAGAAATCACTCCAACGTCAGATGGTGGTGTTGAAATTAATTTTAATCCAGGAGCTTTTAATCAAGGTGAAAGTGTAAACCATTTTGATAACTTAGCAGAATTATTACCGGAAGATGTTTTAGGACCTTTAGGTTCAGAACTTTATCAAAATTTTTTAGATTATAAAACATCACGTCAAGATTGGGAACAAACTTATACTCAAGGTTTAGATTTACTTGGATTTAAATACGATCAAAGAACAGAACCATTTCAAGGAGCAAGTGGTGCAACTCATCCAGTATTGGCAGAAGCAGTTACACAATTTCAAGCTTTAGCTTACAAAGAATTATTACCAGCAGATGGACCAGTTAGAACTCAAATAATTGGAAACTCTTCTAGAGAAAAAGAAGATCAAGCTGTACGTGTTAAAGATTTTATGAACTATCAAATTATGGATGTCATGAGAGAATATGAACCAGAGTTTGATCAAATGTTATTTTATTTACCTTTATCAGGATCTACTTTTAAAAAAGTTTATTATGATGATTTACTTGGAAGAGCTGTTTCTAAATTTGTACCAGCAGAAGATTTAGTTGTTCCTTATTCAGCAACATCATTAGATGATGCTGAAGCAATCATGCATACAATAAAAATTTCTGCAAATGAATTAAGAAAACAACAAGTTGCAGGATTTTATAGAGACTTAGATTTATTACCAAGTGATGATTCTGTTACAGATACATCTGATGTAAAATCAAAAGAGAGAGAAATTGAAGGAGTTACTAAATCGGGTTATGAAGATATCTTTACATTAGTAGAATGTCATGTAAACTTGGATCTCGAGGGCTTTGAAGATCGTGATCCCAACGGGGAAATGACTGGAATTAAACTTCCTTACATTGTGACGATAGAAGAAAGCTCTCGTGAAATTTTATCTATTCGTAGAA